GACCTGGTGGGCTTATTGAACATGCACTAGATGTTGCATTAGCAATGAAATCTATTAATGAAGCTTTAGACCTTGGTGTTTCAACATCATCTATTTTAAAAGTTGGTCTTTTTCATGAAGTTGGAAAGATAGGAGATGAGGAGAATTCTTGGGTAGTTGAACAAGATTCTGACTGGCATCGCGAAAAGCTTAAGCAAAATTATAAATATAATGAAAATGCTCCTAAGATGTCTATATCGCATAGAACACTATATCTACTTCAAAAATTTAATATTAATCTTACACAAGATGAGTGGATTGCAATTCAGATTGCACCCGGATCACACTATGAAGAGAATAGGTTTTATGTCGGATCAGAACCTCCACTAGGTATCCTTTTACAAAAAGCTAAGTCTTTAGTAATTCATCAGTCAACAAGCTAGGAATAGAATATTTATATGATATGCCTACTAAGAAAGATAATTTTTTAAAAAGATATTTCACACAAAGGTCTGATCTATCAGGACCAATTTCAAGATCTGGCGATGGCTTCGGTGCTGCTGGTGCTATGGGTAGTGGAGATGGGTATAAAGAAAAAATAGGAAGGGAAAAGATACCGTGGTATCTAAGCGACTTTAGAGGTCAACCATCTATGGCAGCGGACTCAGGATTCTCTTCAATAGTTATGTCAAGAGTAAATAAGGGAAGAGATGAAATTCACGATCCTAAGAGAATGTTTCCAGATCAAGATGTGAAAGATTCAGATGAGGAAGATAATTACTTATCAAGGGCTCAGCATAAAATGAAAGAATCATCACAAAAATATTTTAATGAAAATCATATAGTAAAAAATTCCCAATATTCCCTATCAGAGTTGTCATCCCTTATGGGTGAAGATATTGACTGGGAAAGGTTTATACCTGATCCCGTTGAAGACTTGGGATCAAGTATTTCAACAGGCATAAGTGATAACTGGAGATCATTAGTTCCCGACTCACTAGAAGATGAGGCCGAAGATGCTTACGAGTATGTATCAGATCTTTTATCACAGGCAGCCACCCAGGGAGAAGAGGCGTATGACTTACTTTCAGATAAGATAGATACTCTTACACAAGATTCTGAAACGTTTAGAGACGTTAAAGATATAGCAATGGAAGTCGGCAGAGACTTTATAGCACTAACTGCTGCTGGGATACCAGTAATCGGAACACCTCTTGCCGCCGCTTATGTTTTATACAATCTATCAGAGCTAGACGAAGGGCAAGAGCAGGCAAGAAGGTCTATAGATCTACTCTTGACTAATGGATCGTATGAAAATCTTGAAAATATGCAAAGAGTATCTGGCGATCTATTTGATGATTACATAGATCTTCTTCAGGCGTCGACATATCTTATTCCGTTTGTTGGAGTTGGAAGGGGAATTGTTGGGACAGCGGGAAAGCTTTTAAATAGAACAAAAGCTACAACAGCAACTGCTTTTTTAGGCCTAACTGGTTCAAGTGTTCTAAAGTCTGCTATAAAATCAGAAATACTGCTTAGTAATGTCTTTAAGATTGCAGCCAGGATGGCAAACTCAGACGTTGCTGACTCCCTAGGTTTAGACAAAACTTACTTTTTTGATTCAATTGTTAAAATACCATCTACGCTAATAGTCATGGCAGATATTATAGAAGAGGCGATTAAGCAGTATGAATCATGGGAACAGTCAGGATCACATTCACAATTTAGATTTAATCCCTCACCTCTTTCACTACAAAGAAGTGAAATTCAAAGTTCTGAAGAGAGGTTAGCAAGTGATGACTATTTGACAGGTATCGAAGAGTGGATAAGGTCTGTTTCTAGAGACGTTACAGATTCAGTCCTGGGATCAGGACCAGATATAACAATTGAGGCAAAAAAAATGAAAGATAATGAGAAGATATTAAGAGCATTTATTAGAGAGTCAATCTATCATACTACAAGAACTGAGCTAGAAGCAAAACCAGCCGGATGGGAGTACAGAGTACCACCCACATCAGATGAAGATGATACATCTGCAATGGGATCAGGAAAAGATCTTGTTAATTTTAAAACAGACATGGGATATGCAAGCTATCAGTCAAGACCAGAGAATATAAAAGAACAAGCGCTAAGACGAATTATTAGAAGAAAAATTAGAATTTCTGAGTCTAAAAAAAAGTAGATAGTGATAATGAGCCTCTAGATATTGATGAAGATTGCTCAGCAGAACACATCGACGAATTTAGCTCAATAGGCGGCGGATCAATTTCCGGATACACACTTCCCCTTGGAATGAAAGGCAAGGGAAGCGCAATGGATAGTGTCTTTCCCTGGAAGAAAGTAAAAAATAAGTCACAAAGTAAGAAAAAAAGATCAAAAAAGACTTCTAAAAAATCTTGAAAATATTTTCTATTTGCTGTAATATCATTATGCAATGGCAAATTAAACATTAAAAACTAACACATTGCAATTTAAAAACTAAAAGGAAAAAAATAACATGGCAATTGATTTTGAAGCAATTAGAAAAAAGCTTGATCGGCTTAGTGGAGCAACACGAAATAGATCGGTTATGTGGAAACCAACTGAAGGTGAAGAGCACGTCGTTCGGCTGCTTTCTTTTCCCGATAATGATGGACAACCATTTAGGGAGATGTGGTTCTACTACGGGATTGGAAACAATAGAGGACTATTGGCACCGAACCAGTTTGGAAAACCTGATCCCATTCAGGAGTTAATTACTAATCTTCGAGAGGATGGGTCAAAGGAGTCTTATGAGCTAGCAAAGAAGCTATATCCAAAGATGAGAACATATGCGCCTGTCATTGTTCGCGGAGAAGAGGACAAAGGTGTTCAAATTTGGGGATTTGGAAAGACTGTTTACCAGGCACTTCTAGGTCTCATGCTTGATGAAGACTATGGTGATATTACAGATCCAAAGACTGGAAGAGATATAAAGGTGTCATGTGTTAAGCAGCCAGGAAGAAAGTGGGCAATGACTGAAGTTCGACCAAGAGGAAAGCAGTCAAATCTTGCGACTAGCTCCGAGAAAGCTTCAGAGTGGACTACAACTATTCCGAATCTTGATGACATTTATACATGCAAGACTTACGATGAGCTATCAAAGATTGTCAATGATTGGATCTCTGACGAAGAAGATGATGGATTCGGAAGTGATGGTCTAGATAATTCATCTAATACAACAAGTACAAGTAGCACGACAGAAGCGTCTAGCAAGTCATACAATAATTTAGACGATGCTTTTGCTGATTTGATGGATGAATAAGAAATCTTAAAATATTAGAAATATAAATAAGCGGCACCAGATTTAATCTGGTGCCGCTTTGAACATATACTGTTTTTACTGTATATTAAATCATATTTTAGAGGAAGAAATGGGAAAAGATATCATACCTGAAGATTTTACGCAAGACTTGATCAAGTCTCTAAACAAAGATCACGGTCAAAGAGTTGCATATAATTTATCAGTTGATGAATCACCTACACATGTAAAAAGATGGATTAGCACTGGTTCAACTCTTCTTGATTATATATGTTCGAATAGAAGAGATGGCGGTCTTCCAGAAGGAAGAATTGTTGAAATATTTGGCCCACCATCAATTGGAAAGTCTCACATAGCAACGCAGATTGCAAGAAATACTCAAAAGCTAGGGGGCATAGTTGTTTACATTGACACGGAAAATGCAACCTCAGTAGAAAATTTGCAAATGCTTGGTGTAGACGTTTCAAAAAGGTTTGTGTATGTTGATACTCATTGTACAGAAGAGGTTTTTCAAGTTGCAGAATCTACAATTTTAAAGGCAAAGGGAATGAACAAAGACGTTCCTATTACAATTGTATGGGATTCAGTTGCTGCTTCATCTCCAAAAGCTGAACTTATTGGTGACTACGATAAAGAGTCAATTGGGCTGCAAGCAAGGGCAATTTCAAAAGGGATGAGAAAAATAACAGGTGTTATTGGTGAGACAAATACGCTTTTTGTAATTTTAAATCAAATAAGAACAAAGATAGGTGTTATGTTTGGAGATCCTCATACTACTCCGGGTGGTAAAGCTATACCATTTCATGCATCAACAAGAATTAAACTTGGAGCAGGGCAGCAGATTAAAGATGGGGATGACGTTATAGGAATTAATGTCTCTGCGAAAACAATTAAAAATAAAGTAGCACCACCGTTTAGGAAAGTTAATTTTGAAATTCATTTTGGTGTAGGAATAAAAGAACATGAGCAAGTGTTTGACCTGCTAAGAAAAAACGGACCAGAGGAAATAGACGGAAATAAAATTGAAGTATCAGGAACGGGCGGATGGAAAAACTTGAGTGTATGTAATTTATCAACTGGAGAAATTCTAGTTGATAAAAAGTTTAGAAAGGCAGAATTTGACACGATTCTTTCGTGCCCAGACCATTCAAATTATCTAAATGATTTAATTGAGGTTGCTATGGTTAAAAAGTTTAATACTTCACCAGACATAGATGTTGAATCACTTAGTGAAATGGAAGCAGTTGCAATAGAATTGGAAATGGCCGATCTCAAATAGAATGGACACATGTATAATTGTTGACGGATTAAACTTATTTACTAGACACTTTGTTGCAAATCCATCTACAAATCAGAACGGAGAGAGTGTAGGTGGTATTACTGGTACCGTCACTGCTATATCAAGACTTTCGGAAAGATTTAGCCCAGACAGAATTGTAGTCGTATGGGAATCTGGTGGGTCCTCGAGAAAGCGTGCAATTTTTCCAAACTATAAGTCAGGTAGAAGACCGCAAAGGCTTAATAGATACTACGGTGATGACATACCCGACACAGTTGAAAATAGAGACAACCAGTTAGAAATTCTAATATCAATTTTAAGAAATATGCCCATAGTTCAGATATACATTCCAGACTGCGAAGCAGATGATGTCATCGGGTATCTTTCAAAGTATACACTAAGAGAAATGAGAAAAGTAATTGTTTCATCAGATAAGGATTTTTATCAGCTTTTAGACAAGAATACATTAATTTACTCACCTACATGGAAAAAGTTTGTTTCTTTTAAACAAGTTAGAGAAAAATTTGAAATATCTGCACAGAATTTCTGTCTTGGAAAATCAATATGCGGCGACGTGTCAGATAATATTGACGGAATCAAAGGCGCAGGATTTAAAACTGTTGCAAAAAGGTTTCCAAGATTTAGGGAGGAAAATTTTTTTACAATTTCTGAACTTATGGCTGAGTGTAGCAGGAAGATAGAAAGTGGCTCTAAGGTTAAGATATACAAGTCGATAATTGAAAATGAAGATGTCATAAGGCGAAACTGGAAATTAATTAATCTTGACACTAACAATTTATCACACAGCCAAATTGCTAAAATAGTAAATTCAATTGATACTTTTAGCCCTACACGAAATAAAATGAATATATTGAAAATTTTTAAAAATCACGCAATTCAAAATATTGACGTAGATAGATTTTTTTTATCAATGAAATTACTCAAATAAGAGAAGGATAATGAGCGAAGAAGCATACTTTGGAAAGTACGGAAAATCATTTCAGGAAAAAATATTTCAAGCATTTATAGCTGACTCCAACTGGGCAGCACAAATGATAGAGATAATGACTCCTACATATTTTGAAAAAGAATATTTGAAATATCTTACTAGTAAATATTTCTCCTATTATGAAAAATACAAGTGTTTTCCTACACTTCCACTTCTTGTAACGATAGTAAGAGATGATCTAAGAGAGGGAAATGATGTAATATTGAGAGATCAAATAGTAGAATTTCTGCACAGGGTAAAAACAAACCCAGATGTAGGAGATCTTTGCTTTGTAAAAGAGAAGTCTCTTGATTTTTGCAAAAAACAGTCTCTGAAAGATGCACTTGAACAAGCTGTTGACCTAATTGCAACTGAAAAATATGATTCAGTTGTCACTCTTATGAAAGAAGCTATATCAAAGGGTACACCTGCAACACTTGGTCACGACTTCTTTAATGAATATGAAACTAGATTTACAAAGATAACAAGATCTACATGTCCGACAGGCCTAGCACAGATAGATAAAAAAGATATTTTAAACGGCGGTCTTGGTCGAGGGGAAATTGGTGTCATTACAGCACCAACCGGAGTGGGAAAATCACACTTTCTTGTTCACGTCGGATGTGAGGCGCTAAAGGTTGGGAAAAATGTAATACATTACACATTTGAATTATCTGAAAGAGCTGTTGGGATAAGATATGACTCAAATCTTTGTAATATTCCCAGTAATGATATTGTTGAAAGAAAGGATGAGGTTATAAAGAACTACAAAGATAGTGATTTAGGCAGGCTAATCATTAAAGAATATCCAACGGGATCTGCAACCGTTATGACAATTAGAAATCATATTGAAAAGCTTCTATTGAAAGGTTTTGTACCAAGCCTGATAGTCATTGATTACGCAGACATTATGAGATCATCAAGGTCTTATGACTCTTTGCGACACGAGTTAAAACTAGTATATGAAGAATTGAGAAATCTTGCAATGGATATGAACCTTCCAGTATGGACTGCTTCTCAGGCAAACAGAGAGGCATCAAATGCATCCGTTGTCGGTCTAGAGAATATGTCAGAAGCATATGGAAAAGCAATGGTTGCAGATGTTGTTCTTTCAATATCAAGAAAGCCAATGGAAAAAGCAACAGGCGAAGGAAGGCTTTTCATAGCAAAGAACAGGGCAGGAAGAGATGGAATACTATTTCCAATTTATCTCGACACGTCAATGTCAAAGCTTAGAATTGTTCAAGATTCTTCTGAGATGTCACTTTCTGATGTAGTAAAGTCAGATGAGTCAGATATGAAGAATCTTTTAAAGAAAAAATGGAGACAGGTCAATTCTTAGGTGTAATATTGACTTAAAGGAAAAAATCAATGTTTACTTATGACAACGTATATGAATCAAGTCTAAAATATTTCAAGGGAGATTCTCTGGCTTCAAATGTTTTTTTAACGAAATATGCTTTAACTGGCAGAGATGGTGATATTCTTGAAGAATGTCCAGAAGATATGCACAAAAGACTTGCAAAAGAGTTTGCTAGAGTAGAGAAAAAATACCCCAATCCTGTATCAGAAAGAGAAATTTTCTCCCTTTTGAAAGATTTCAAGTATATAATACCGCAGGGTTCACCTATGGCTGGTATTGGAAATAATAATCAGATACAGTCAATATCAAACTGCTTTGTTGTCGAATCACCTCACGATTCTTATGGTGGAATTCTTAAGACAGACCAAGAGCTAGTTCAGATTGCCAAACGGCGAGGAGGTGTAGGTTTTGACATATCCAATATTAGACCAAAGGGTATGACAACTGGGAATGCAGCAAGGACAACAGACGGAATTGAAGTTTTCATGGATAGATTTAGCAATTCATGTCGTGAAGTAGCCCAGGGAGGCAGACGCGGTGCATTAATGCTAACCATATCAGTCCACCATCCGCAGATAAAAGATTTTATAAAGATTAAAAGAGATCTATCAAGAGTTACAGGTGCAAATATATCAGTAAGAGTAACAGATGAGTTTATGAATGCTGTAAAAGAAAATGGTGAAGTTGGGCTTAGATGGCCTGTTGACTCCTCATCACCAAAAGTTACAAAGATCGAACAAGCTTCAGAAATATGGCACCTCTTAATTGAGTCAGCACATTCATCAGCAGAGCCTGGAATATTATTTTGGGATACTGCTAAGTCAATGACACCTTCTGACATATACGAAAGTGAAGGCTTTGGATCTGTGTCAACAAACCCATGCGGTGAAATTATATTGTCGCCGTATGATTCATGCAGGCTTATGCTTGTAAACTTGACTTCTTTTGTAAGAGACCCGTGGTCAGATAATGCTGAGTTTAACTTTGGCGATTTTGCATCAAAAGTTCAAAAAGCTCAGCGGTTAATGGATGACATGATCGATCTTGAAGTAGAGCAAGTAGACAAGATTATTCAAAAAATAGAGAATGATACTCAGCCTGAAAGTGTAAAAAAGATTGAGAAAGATCTATGGGAAAATATCAAGCTTCAAGCTGTCAATGGCAGAAGAACCGGTCTCGGGATAACTGGTCTGGGTGATACACTTGCAATGTTATCCATACGATACGGATCAAAGGAATCTATCAGAATAACAGAAGAAATATATAAGTGGCTTGCAATTAATTCTTACGAGTCATCTATTATCCTTGCAAAAGAAAGAGGGTCATTCCCAGCGTGGGATTCAGAAAAAGAAAAAGATCATCCGTTTATTTCAAGAATTGTAAGTGAGCTTCTACCCCACAGACAAGAAGATTATGAAAAATATGGTAGAAGAAATATTGCAAATACTACAACAGCTCCTGCTGGGTCAGTATCAGTCCTTACACAGACAACATCTGGCATTGAGCCGGCATTTATGCTTCACTATACACGACGTAAAAAGCTGACAGGTCAAGATTCAAGCGGAAGAGTAGATTTTGTAGATGATAGCGGTGATGAATGGCAAGAATATACTGTGTATCATCATGGGTTTAAAAGATGGATGAAGCACATGTCCGAATCGGATCCTGATATCTTTATGGGTCTTTCAGATGATGAGATGGTATCAATGAGTCCATACACAAGGGCAACTGCTAGTGAGATTGACTGGATCTCGAAAGTAAAAATGCAGGCCGCTGCTCAAAAGTGGGTATGTCATGCAATATCAAATACAACAAATCTACCCTCTGATGTTGATGTTGAAACTGTAAAGAAAGTTTATATGACAGGCTGGGAGCTTGGCTGCAAAGGAGTAACAGTATATCGCGATGGAAGTAGAGCTGGAGTTCTTGTATCTAGTGATAAAACATCGAAAAAGAAAGACCTATCCTTTAAAAGCAATCGTGCACCAAAGCGCCCAGAGATCCTGTCTTGTGAAATACATCAAGCTTCTGTTTCAGGAGAGCCGTGGACTATAATAGTAGGATTGATGCAAGGAAGGCCATACGAGATATTTGGGGGAAAATCTGAATATGTTGAAATACCGAGAAAATATAAATCTGGATTTTTAACAAAAAAATCTAGAAAGACTATGAATTCAAAATATAATCTAAGCTTCGGCGAAGAAGGCGAAGAAATAATTGTAAGAGATATTGCAACTGTATTCGACAACCCAAATTATTCAGCATTTACAAGAACATTATCACTAGCATTACGACACGGAGCTCCTGTTAACTATGTCTGTGAGCAACTTCAAAAAGATAGGGATGCAGATTTATTTAGTTTTTCAAAAGTAATAGCAAGATGTCTTAAAAAGTACATAGCAGATGGAACAAAGCCTGGAAACGGAACAATAGATTGTAACTGTGATAATGCAGAAGAGTGCGAAGTAGTATATCAAGAGGGATGTGCTACATGCCTTACATGTGGTTTTGCGAAATGCGGATAATAATTAGTATAAACCCAAGAGGAATTTAAAAATGCATTGGAAAAGTACAATATCACCTTTAATAAAAGAAATAGAGCTAAGAAAATCTCCTCAAATAATAAGAGTAAATAAGTTCGATGAAAAGTCAGCAAAAGAATTTCAAGATCAAGTATCACTTGCGCACAACACAGGGCAAAAGGTAATTCCTGTTATCATCGATTCTTATGGCGGCCAAGTTTATTCGCTTATGGCAATGATAGCTACAATTAATGCATCTGAAATACCAATTGTAACAATTGTAGAGGGAAAGGCGATGTCTTGCGGTGCAGTCTTATTTTCATTTGGTGAACAGGGTCTAAGATTTATGGATCCCGATGCTACTATTATGATTCATGATGTTTCATCTATGGATTTTGGAAAAGTTGAAGAGTTAAAAGCTAGCGCAGCAGAGGCAGATCGTCTAAATGATAAAATTTATACTATGATGGCTAGGAATTGCGGAAAGAAAGATGACTATTTTTTAAAAATTGTAGATAAGAAAAAGCATGCAGACTGGTTTTTAGATTCTAATGAAGCAAAGAAGCATGGAATGGCAAATCAGATAAGAGTTCCAAAGCTTTCAATAAGTGTAGATGTGTCAATAGACCTGGAGTAAATATAAAATGGATAAAGATTTTTATAACAAGTCTAGCTCCGATAGTTTAGGCTGGAAGCCTTCTTGGTTTGGATGCGAAGAATTTGACTTTAATTTAGTAAAAGCGGTCCAAAAATGGCAAAAAGCTCATGGATTAACCGGAGACGGTCTTGTTGGGCCAATGACATATAGAAGGATCTGGACAGAAAGGGAAGTCAGCATTTCAGACTATGAGCCTAGAAAAAACGATTATACTTCTTATGGCAATCATCACATTGTTCACAATGGGAACTTTATCCCTATTGAATGGAATAAGGTTGTTCTATGGGATGAAAGAGATGGATTCAAGGCAAGCAAGGGATGCTATACTGATTATTCTGGAAAACCTGATCGTGAACCGACAATGTTCGTGAACCATTGGGATGTATGTCTTAGTGCTGAGTCTTGTGCGACAGTTTTGAATAGGCGTGGAATATCTGTCCATTTTCTTATAGACAATGATGGAACAATCTTTCAAATGCTAGATACGCAGCACAAGGCGTGGCATGCCGGAATCCCGAGGTATGAAGGTGGCAATACGAAGGGGATTGGGGTAGAGATTAGTAACGCGTATTATCCAAAGTACCAGGATTGGTATGTTCGAAAAGGCTTTGGTGAGCGACCACTTCAAGAACATGGCTATGTTCATGGAAAAACCCTGGACCCATTTTTAGATTTTTATCCTGTCCAGCTTGAAGCTTTAAAAGCGCTATGGAAAGCTATTCATATTGGTATTGGTATTCCGCTTGAGTATCCAAAGAATTCCAACGGGCATATCGAAACTAGCATCCACAAAGAATGCGAACGAGGAAAATTTCATGGAATATGTAACCACTACAACTTTATCAAAACGAAAATTGATTGTGCTGGTCTTGATCTTCCTACTCTTTTAGATGAAGTAAAGAGAACACCGATGTATTGCCTGGATAAAAATAGTGAATGATAAATAATATGAATCTATCACTAGAAAGAATTATAGGGGATACACCGCTAGTAAAGATCTCAGATAAAATATACGGAAAGCTAGAAACATACAGTCCATCTGGATCTGTAAAAGATAGAATGATTTCATATGTTGTCAAGAAATCAATCGACAGGGGTGAAATATCAGAAAATACTACACTTTGTGATGCAACAAGCGGAAACACTGGGATAGCGCTAAGCATGATTGCTGCATCGCTTGGTTTAAAATGCGTTATTTTTATGCCATCTAACATGTCTGAAGAAAGAAAGAAAATGATGAAAATCTATGGTGCAAGAATTATAGACGCACCTGAAGATGATTTTGAAAGAGCGATTTCAATGAGGGATGAATTCATATCTGCGGGATCTAATATATGGTCACCCATGCAGTTTAGCAATCTTGAAAACATAGAATGCCATGAGACAATTACAGGTCCGGAAATTCAAAATCAGATAACAAGTCGAGGCCTAGCATGGTCAGCATTTATTCATGGCTCAGGGACGGGCGGAACAATTGAAGGAGTTCGTAGATTTTTAAAAAATACACCTACAGAAATACACATGGTTGTTCCAGATGAATCACCGCATGGAATACAAGGGATCGGTGATGGAAAAGATTTCCTAGCCAATCCAGAAGAAATGGATGGTATCATAGTAATAAAAACAGAAGATGCAATCATGCGAGCAAAAGACTTTGCAAGAGAAACTGGACTTCTAGTGGGTATCAGTTCTGGAGCTAATATACTTGCATCGGAAAAATATGTAGCTAATAACTCTCCTGATGGGTCAGTTGTTACAATTCTATGTGATCGTGGTGAGCGGTATATGTCAATCTATTAATTGTAAAGATTAATATTTTTTTATATAATAATAAAAATTACTGTAGTGAGAATAGATGAAAGATTTCATATTTAAAATTAACAAAGCTAGAATTGACAAAGTAGCTAATGAAATAGCAAGGGTAAATCCCCAGCTATCTGATATAAAAGGATGGGAGGATGATTGCTCTGTTGCTTTAAAGATTCAAGCAGCGATTCTTTTATCAAAAAAAGAAGATTTTGCAGATATTGTAGAGAATGAAAAGGGAGCTATTAGTATATCTAAGGTTGTTCCCGTGAGATATTTCAATACAGCCGGTGATCATTGCTATTTTGTAAAATATAAAAGATCTTTTATTCACATACCCAAGACTGGGGGTCGACATCTAATATACAAATATTTTGTATTTCAAGTTGGTGGCAACCACATGTTTGCAAAAACTAATAGTGAAAACTATGGTCAATATACAGAAGATTTTAAAAGATGCTTTACGATTGTAAGAAATCCATTTAGCTGGCTTTATAGCTACTGGGCACATATTTCAGAAGGCGGGGATCATACGGGTCATCACGGATGCCGACTCATTTCAAATAATAGTACATTTGAAAAATTTATTTTTAATGTCTGCAATCTAGAAAAAGATGAGTACTGGTTTCCCTATAATAGTGGAATGACTTCTCAGATTTTTGACATTGATGAAAAAATATGTGTAAGCGATATAATATTTTTTGAAAAATATAGTGAAGGCATTATGTCTCTCAATATTGAAGAAAAGTGCGAGCCTTTCTTGTCATTCGAATGTCAGGAAAAACATAGAAGATTTATTGAATTTAGGCAAAGCTCAGACGAATATAAGAAACACTATACTGATGAAATGATTGATGCAGTTAGTAGAAAGTTTAAGTTTGACTTAGATTTCTTAGGGTATGACTTTAACGGATTAGTTCACAAAAAGTCATCAATTCATATTCCCAAGAAAGTGTTCAAAAGTGAACTATCAAATATTTGGAAATAGTATAAAGTGTTGATCCCGCAAAGATCACCTTATAATCTAATTCAAGAGAAGTTGTATATTTATGATATATAAATGATGGTGGAGCAGTATGACAAACTATGCTAAGAAAAACGCGTCTTTAATTTTTGAACATATTAGGATCGATGAGGCTGAGGCAGAAGATGTAGATGTAGTAGGCTTTGAAATCAATGAAACGTTAGATTCTGATATATGGTCTGAAAGTGAAAAGATGAAACCTGAGGTTAGAGAGAAACTTCTTGCTGTCTCTGAAGACTTTATAGCTGGGCTTCCATTCGATGTTGACGCTGAAGATATTAAACTAACTGGATCTCTTGCGACATATAACTGGTCAAGATTTTCCGATGTTGATCTTCATATTGTAGTTGATTTTACTACTGTTGATGATGATGAACAGCTAGTAAAAGATTATTTTAATTCCAAGAAGACTGTGTGGAACTTAAAGCATGAAATTTATATACGAGGATATGAAGTTGAAATATACGTTGAAAATATAAATGATAAACACACAGCACAAGGCATGTATTCAATTCTTCACGATGAGTGGATAAAGAAACCAAAAAGAGAATTTTTTGAGATAGATGAGGAAGAAGTTAGGAAAAAGGCAGCATCAATAATGTCGCAGATAGAGTATATCGAAGAAGTCTCAAGCGATGAGCCAGCAGAAGCAGAAAAACTAGCAGAAAGAACAAAAGAAAAAATTAGAAAGATGAGACAGGCAGGTCTTGATTCAGAGAAGGGAATCTATTCAGTTAAAAATGTTGCTTTTAAAGTCCTAAGAAGAAACGGATATCTTGAGAGGCTAAGTAATATAAAGACTCAGTCATATGACAGGGTAATGTCTCTAGCAGACCTATAATTAGATACATGATTATTACAGAGAAAAGGATAAGAGAAATTGTTCTCGAAGAAATTATAAGAGAGCAAGAAGAAGTCAATCAAGATTGTCCAATTCCATTTCTTGCTGCCATATTAGCCTCTGAAGCTCCCAATAGTGAAAGAGAGATGAGTGCCGTATATGATGTTATTATGAAACGAGCAGAAATAGGCTTTAAAGAAGTAAATACGGTCGATGGACAATTAAGAGTTCCCAGGCAATTCTCTGGATATACAAGATTTAGACCAGACGATACTGCATTTATTGCATACTATAGTGGTACTGCTCCAGATTCTGAATATTCAGTTTCAGCAGATAGAGTAGAAACAGAGAAGCTTATAAGAAGAAATCAATTTAAAAGAGCATGTGGTGTAATAGTCTCAGATTTTCAAGATCCCGGTAACCCAGATGCACCTACATATGGAGCAACTCATTTTGTAAATCCAAGAGCAGCATCGACAGATAACAAGTGGTGGGAACTAGATACGTTTAGACCGATTCCGATTAATAATGGATATATAGGTGATCATCTTTTTGGGTGGGACTTGACAACAAGACAGTCAAGAGAATCATATTTACAGTTTAGATCTAGCCATCCAGAATTTAGCAGTCTCTATCCGGATTAAGCTTTAATCTTCAAATTTTCTCAGCCTGGCAACACCATCTGTCACAGTAACATACGTCTGGTGTGTAACCCAGTCGCCTGCATTGATATATGTTTTAATATTCTGATCTTCGTCAACCCATATTAAAGCTTCTGGTATGTGTGTATGACCCATAATAAACACATCAACTTTGGGATGGTGTCTAAGAATATTTATAATTGATCTTAGCTTGTGCTTCTTAATTTGAATTTCCGTCCACCATGTTGTAAAGTCAAAGTTAAAAGTGAATTCAAGTATATTTTGAATAACAGATAGAAATTTAACAAATACTCTATTTGCAAGAGCACCCTTGTCGTAAGAATCGCCGTGTTCAACTCTAAACACTCGGCCTTCATCTTCAAAGTCATACCTTTTAACAAATTCAACACCCATTATTTTTTTACCAACAACTCCCATTAAACCTTCGTCATGATTTCCAACTACATAGATAATTCTTTTTGCATCACCCATTTTTTCAAGTATCTGAAGACATCTTTCTGTAAAGACAGGTATCTTTATAAAATCTATAATATCACCAGCGAGAACAAGCTCATCACAATCCTCAGACTCTAAAAATGATAAAAGCTCGAGAGACTTATAGAACCTAGTCCCAATATGTGTATCAGATATAATAACTCTTTTCATTGAACAGTTTGCTAACCTTATATTAATATTATATACAGAACTACAAGGTGTACTATACTTGTGTTACTGAAGTTTAAAAATAAAGGAAAAAAAATGACAGATACAAAAAACACATCAATGGCTTTTAGCGATGAGGTAATTGGACAAATTGCAAAACTAGTCCAACTAGCAATTATTACAGGGACAGATATTGTTGATAATTTAAGGATGATGCGTGTAACTCTTGATGGAGAAACTGATGTTCTTACACTAACTGAAGAATATCGTGAAATATCAGAGGCTCAGGTTGAAAAGCTTATGCAAGAAGTAGAGGCACTTCAATCAGAAGAGGTGTAAGCTATGGAAGATAGACTCTTAGAAATATTTAGGAGAAGAGAATCTTTTATGAAGAGCCTTGGTGATTCTTCCGGAGAATCTATGAACTGGCCACTTGATTTATCAAAAAAAGAAAATCAGCAACATGTCAGGGATATGGCACTAAGAGGTGTCGAAGAGATGTTTGAAGCACTTCAGCATTTAAAAAACTGGAAACCTCATCGGAAAACAGAAATAACTGAATTTGATAGAGAAGAATTTCTTGAAGAGATTGTAGATGCATTTAATTATTTTCTATCGATTCTTGTCCTTACAGGATTTGATGATAATGATTTAATTGATGCATACAGAAGAAAAGACAAGATTATAAATGAAAGATTGAGGACTGGATATTGAAAGTTAAAAAGCTATTTGAAGATCAGAATTATTTTTCAAAGATGATAGGTACTGTGTGTAACACATCAGAAGATCTTGATAACTTTACAAAAACCCTATCTCTTGCACTTCATAAAGAAGTAAGTGATCTTGTATCTGCTACTAACTATAGATCTCACACTGATGATAGTATGGTTCCAGATGCAGACAAGATACTTTTTGAATCAGTAGATGTAATTAGATATGCAGTAGCTATAATGAATGCGTGGAGCATAACTCCTGAAAAATTTCAAAAAGCATGGATACTAAAGGACAAGTATCTTTCACTTTCAAGAAAGATTGAAGGAAATACTTGGAAAGGGGAAAAAGTTGCAATTGTTGATATGGACGATGTTCTTTGTGAGTTTAGAGTAGGATTTTCAAATTGGCTAAATAAAAACTACAGCGTTATAACTGATGTAGAATCAAAAGAGTATTATTTTATTAATGCTCTTGAAAAAGCAGGTATAAACCCAGAGGGAATATTTTTAAAATTTGTATCTGAAGATGGATTCTCATCTTTAAAGCCAGCATCCGGTGCAATAGATTTTATTAAATCTCTTCAGGAGAAAGGTTATTTTATTCATATATTGACTGCAAGGCCAGGAGATAATCTAAGATGTCTTTATAATACACTTGACTGGCTTGACTCAAACAATGTCTGCTTTGACAAGGTTAGCTTCTCATCAGAAAAACTGAGATGGTGCATGCAATCAGAATACTGGTCATCAGGTGCAATAGAGTTTGCAATAGATGATTCACCTAAACATGCAGCAGAATATGCAAAACATGATATAAGAGTTCTTTTGCCAAGAAAGACTTATAATACAGAGGTTCAAAGTCTTTCAAATGTAATTGTCTATGATTCTTTCCTAGATATTGATATTTAATTTATCCAATGATTAAGAATTTTCTGCAGCAGTTGAATAATTAAACATGTTAACTGCTATAATTGTAGAAATAAATTTATTAACGAAATAGAGGAAAAGATGAAGCTAACTCAAAAATCTTTAAAGAAAATTATTCTTAGCGAGCTTAGAAGGTCCATATCAGAACAAGCACGAGATGCGGGTGACGTCCCCGGGGGCCAGGCACCAGCACGAGGCACCCAAGCCTATGCTGACAGCCAGAGAGAAATATGGGGTGTCTCTGATGAAGATCTCGAAAGAGAGCGCATCCAGAAACAGGCAGACGAGCGAGGAATATCTTTTGAAGAAATGGAGGCTATTCTTGCTCATATGGATTCCCCAGAGTACCGCAGAGAACAATACCTAAGACAGCAAGAACAGGCACGTGCCCATGCACGGGATGAAGGAAACTGGCCTGAGCCAAGGACTGGCAATATGTATGAAATCATTGGTGATCCACACAGCGTTGATATTCAAAACGGATTGAAGTGGTTGTGGCTTGGTGCAGTCCGGGACTCTAAGGTTTTGGAAGGTGTTGCTAAACAGTTCACCCCTAGAGTTCCAGCTGAGGGTGAGTACTTGGCAGGTTTTTCTTCTCCGATGTGGGCATTGGTTGATCACAGGGACGAAAATGGTGTATATACACAGCTTGTCACTCAGCCCGTGGGTGAGAGGCGAAGAGGCGCAGAGATATGCAGAATCACCGTCGAATACATTATGAAAGTATCGGGCGATCAAGTAGATTGTGAAATGGCATGGAACAGTGATATGGTTAGACCAGGTAGCCAGCTTGCGCGAATGATGGACGCAGCAGTTCAGGCAGTAAATGGTTCATCAGCTTCTTTCCCTGCATCGCTAAAATTCTTTCCTGATGGACGAACTGAGGGAGCAAACGCAGAAGTTCCAGCCTCAGAAGACGAAGTACCGGTTGCAATTCTTGAATTCACAGGAGGCGAGGTTGTGGCGCTGGTCAACATGGACTTCGGTTTTCGCGTTAGCCCATATGCTCGATAATAGACTGACAAATTATGAACACTTCGCATTGTTTTTTTCATAGTTGAGTTTTTTTATATTGTAAACTTTAATTTCTTGCTGTATTGTATAAATGTAAAGCACAGGAGGAAATATGTTTCGTTTTACCCTACTCACGCCCCTACTTTTTTCACTCTCAGCATACGGAGATATTCCACCAGATAATATTCGCATTGAATCTACTCTGGTTGGAAATGCTCCTATAGAGATTCCTGAGAGTGATTGCTCTTCTCCCATTTCAAACTCTATTGTTAAGTTTTTAGATACGGGATCAATGTGCATTGAAGGTGTTCGTGCCCATATTGATGGAAGAGGTTGTAATACAATTTTCTGGGAAAGGGGTTCTGATAATGAATATATCTTCTTTTGCAAGACAAGAGATACATGTGATATTACTCATGTAGGAAGATTTATTGCATACCCGACTTCACTTCCCGCACCTGAGATTTATTCTAGAAATCCTGCTATTTGCGAAGATTCAAATTATATTATTTTTCATGAACAAAATAATGTTAGTGAATAAAATTAACTAGCGTTAAATATAGGAATACAGATGCCAAAAAATAAAAACTTAGAACCAGTTACTTTTCCAATGAAGATTAGATTTGACGAGGATCCGAGCACTGAGTTTAAGAATGATCTTGAATCAATTAATATTTCACTACTAGACCATCCCGACCCGCTTAGGGCAAGAAGGATGGTGTACCAATTTATTAATGCAACATGGGAAGATGAGCCCGGTCTTCACAATCCAGACGATGTAGATGACTGGAAGCTTTTTCAAGCACTAGAAGCTGCGCTTCAGTTCAAAGCTTTGCCTACAGTCTTGGAGACGCTTGATTTTACATTTAGAATTGAAGGAATCGATGTCCAGACAGTTACACATTTAATTCGGCATAGAACAGGATCTTTCTCTGCTCAGTGTACAGGAGACAGGTGGCAATCTCATGCAAATGCATTAGTTCCCGGTCCCATTCAGAATAGTCCTGAGATTTATGAAAGATGGAAAAGTCTAGTTGTTGAGTCAAAGAAGCTTTATTGTGACATGATTGATACAAGGAAGATTTCGATTATGGATGCACGAACAATTCTTCCAAAGTGTCTCGAGACACATTATTACGCACGCTTTAATATGAAAGATCTTCTAAACTTTATTAGACAAAGAATGGATAAGCAAATTCAGCCAACAACTGACAATATTATTGCATATCAGATGTACTTAGCCGTTGCAAGAATATTTCCAGAAGTTACAACAGTCGTGAATATGCACTCACCTTCGAGACATTATGTTGCTACTGCAAGAACCGGAAAGGCAACAAATCTTTATTTTCCAGATAAAGATTCTGATTCGTTTGACTGGCACCCTAATGACTTTATCTACTCAGCATATCGCGATGAAGTAAATGGTACAGACCCAGATCTCGGCGGAAGAGAAAACTTTAAATTTTCAGAATTGGCATCAATGTACGATAGACAGGTCAATGACCTTGTAGAAAAGTACAATGAGTGGAAAGAAACTGTCGGATTTGAATCACCATAGGCGAAAAAATGTCTTTTTCAGATTCATTTAGCATGATTGAATCATGGCTTTTTGAAAAGGATTATGAAGTCTTGTACGAGACTGATGGTCAAGATGCTGTTTATTTTGGCTGTAAGCAAATTATTCTTAACAGTAGAAACCATATTGAAAAGAGACTATATATACTTTTGCACGAATGTGGTCACATACTAATAAATAGCAACTCTTTCGACAGGGTATTTTCCCTTAGCAGCGAAACAGAAGCTATAATGGGCGGTAGAAAAGTTTCTAGAAAAAGAAGAGTTGCAAAGCTAACAGAGGAAATTGAAGCCTGGAAACGAGGTGAGAATCTTGCAAGAAGGCTTGGGATAGAAATAAATGAAGAAAAGTTTGATAGAATACGTGCGAATGCTATTATGAGCTATATCGAATGGGCAAGAGATTAGCTCACTGAATGTTTAATATTTGTGTAGAGCTTAGTTAGAAATTTCTCTAGAGATTTTCTATCATTCTTTAATGTTTCTTTATATCTGGAAACTATTCCAGCAAGATCAGAGTCTTGCCTTTTGATAAGTGAAAGCGCTTCTTCTTGCGTGTATTTATCTAAAAGCTGCTCAGATGCTTCATATGCAAATGCATCAATTTCATTATGAAGGCTAAGGTAGTCTTCCTGCGTTCCGCCTTTTGACAACTGCTTGGGATCGTTCTGTAGTTCTTCCCATGCCTCTTCTTCACTAATCCCTTTGCTTTCTGCCTGTTTCTTAAGTTGATTATAGTGAACTAGTTCATGGTTGATAGTTCGTGATATTATCTTTGATAGCTCTGTAGAGTCTAAGTCATCCATATCATACTCATCAGAGTAGGGTCTAAACTCAAGCCATATAATGTGTTTCCCATTTTCAGGACCTCTGTATTGACCTCTCATCATCCAGTTGCTAGGATATCCTCCATATTCATCTCCCGGTCCTAAAGTATATAGCTCATTATCTGTAACACTGAGGAAAAAATATAGATCTGTACCAAGATCACTAGCAGATGTATTTAGTGCATCCATAAGAGTTTCAATTGCAGGAGTTGACCAGGTCGACTCATCAACAAGATCTACATCATTTTCATTGTGAGCCATTTCCCAAAACTTAGAATCGACAATTCCTTGAAAAATAGCTGATGTCAATTCTTTATCAGGTGCTGTTGATTCACACAGCAAGATCTCTTCCTTGATGATCTGTCTTAATTGCCTGCGTGTGATTTTCATGTTTAAACCCTGTTAGATAATAATTATTTCACTTTTTCTAATTTATTTTAAAAACTACTTGCGACAAAGTTATAATCATCTATACTATAAACAAGGAGAAATAGTAATGAAAGCGTATCTTGCAAGTTCATGGTTTAACCCTGTTGCAAATCAAGAGGTTGATGATATTATCTCATCACTTGAGAACAATAACTTTGAGGTATTTTCACCTCGTGATTTTTTTGTTTGTCCGCCAACTGCTGACCTGGCAACACAAAAGTCAACCTATGAGGGAAATCTTGAACATCTTCACAAGTGTGATTTTATGGTTTGTAATACTCATGGAAAAGATATGGGTTCAATTTTTGAAGCTGGATATTTTAAAGCACTTGAAAAGCCTATCGTTTATTTCTGCGCTGGGCTGCCCGCAGGGGCGGCATTCAACTTAATGTTGGCACAGAGCGGAGTAAAAGTATGCACATCTATTGATGAGCTTAATGACTACATGGCACGCTGTAACTCAGAGGGTAAGCTTCTTTTCGAGCCATACTATGGAAATATTGAGTAGAATTTAATAACATCGTTGCGTGTAAATTTGGCTAATTTATTTTATAATAAATTGAGGAATATAAATGTCATCTATTATTAAACCCAAGAAGTTTGTCGGTCTACATGCACATTCTGGAACAGGTAGTCCGTATGACGGTCTTGGATATCCAAACCAGCATATTGACTTTGTCTTGTCAAATGAAATGAATGCATGGGCACTGACTGATCACGGTAACGGTAACGGTCTTGCCCATGCACATGCTTATGCAAAGAAGCTAAAGAAGAAAGGTAGGGATTATCGACAGATTTATGGTGTTGAGTTTTACTTTGTACCTTCATTGCTTGAATGGCGTGAATCTTACGAAGCACATCGTGAAGAAGTTCGTGCAGCAAGGTCTGAAAAGAAGTTAAAAGAGTCAACAGATATTAACTCTGAAGATGAGATTTCTGGAGGTCTTATAATTGAAAATGAAGATGAGACAAAAAATGATTTCGAGAAAAACGATTGGAAGAGGCGATATCACCTAGTTGTCATCGCAAAGAATCAAATTGGTCTACAGAATCTTTTCACTCTTGTCAAGAAGTCTTATACAGATGGTTTCTACAGATTCCCTAGAATTGATTACAATCTTCTCAAGATGCACGGTGAGGGTCTTGTAGTAAGTACAGCATGCATTGGTGGCTATCCCTCATCTTTAATTGCTAGAGGGGAGGCAACAGGCAAGTCTGATAGTGATATTATTCTAGATTTAGAAAACATGTCTGATAGATTTATTGATGCCGTAGGCAGGAAAAACTTTAATCTAGAAGTTCAATTTAACTCTCTATCAATGCAACATAAAACCAATAAGCATCTTATTTCTCTACATGAGAAAACAGGTATACCGCTTGTCGCTACTGCTGATAGTCACTACTATGGTAGAAATATGTGGGAAGCACGAGAATTGTATAGAAAACTCGGCCGCATGGGTGCAAGAGGAGATGCAATGCCGTCACTTCCAGCTTTTGAAGACTTGAAGTGTGAGCTCTATCCCAAGAATGCTGAACAAATGTGGGATGAGTATAAACAGCATGCTTCAAGCTATGATTTCTACAAGGGTAAAGATCAGCTAATAGCTGATGCAATTGAAAGATCTTACGATATTGCATGGGAACAATGCGAAGATGTCTGGTTTGATGAGGAGGCAAAGCTTCCAAGATTTGGTACACCGACAGACTCAGCATTCAATCAGCTAGCACGAAGAGTTAAAGAGGCACTAGTTAAAGAAGACCTTCATAAAGATCAAGAATATGTTGATCGTGCAAAGATGGAGCTAGATGATATCAAGTATCTTGGATTTGAAAACTATTTCCTAACTATGACAAAGGTTTTTGACCTAGCATCACAAAGCACTATTATCGGCCCAGGTCGCGGCTCTGGCGCTGGATCACTAGTTAACTACTTGCTAGGAATTACAACAACAGACCCGATTAAATATGGGCTTCTATGGGAGAGATTTCTTCACAGGGCAAAGGCAGGATGGCCAGACATTGATACAGATGCTGGTGATAGAGATGTCCTGATCAATGCTTCAAGAGAACTTTTCGGAGAAGAGTCTGTTGTTCCAGTTTCCAATTTTAATACACTTAAGCTTAAGTCCCTTGTTAAGGATGTTTCAAAGTTTTATGGTATTGACTTTGGCGAAGTTAACGCAATGACAAATACTTTAGAAAAAGATGTTATGCATAAAGCTATGGGTGATCATGAAGAAAGATCAACATATGTTCTTACACATGAAGATTGTATGAAGTACTCGCAGAAGTATTCTGATTTTATGGATGAATACCCGAAGGTAAGTGAACATGTCCAGAATCTTTTTATGGAGTCTAGATCAATTGGTAGACATGCTGGGGGTGTTTTAATCTGCCCGAATCTCGAGAAGCATATGCCCGTTATTAAGGTAAGGGGCGAATTGCAAACACCATGGTCTGAAGGTATGAACTTTAGACATCTTGAAACAAACGGATTTCTTAAGTTTGATTTTCTCGGTCTAACAACACTTAAGATGGTCGAAGATTGTACAAGACTTATTCTTAGAAAGCAAGGCAATCTATCACCTACGTTTGCTGATATTCAAAAGTTCTTTGATGAAAAGATGAATTGTAGATATAATGATCTTGATGATCAAAATGTATGGGAGCATGTTTACCATAAGGGTCGGTTTGTACAGGTATTCCAGTTTACCCAGCAAGGCGCAAGAAACTTTTGCACTTCTGCAAAGCCAAGTACTATTGAAGAATTAGCAACAATTACAGCAATCTATCGGCCAGGACCTCTTTCTGCTGGTGTTCATAGAAAGTACGTAAAAGCTAAGAAGTCAGTTGAGGATGGTAAACCTATTGAGTATGATCACCCTGTTATCGAAGAGATTCTAAGCGAAACTTACGGCTTTATCTCGTTCCAAGAGCAGTTCATGCTCTTAGCACAGAAGCTAGCTAATT